TTCGATTTTTTCCTTGATACTATTCCATACGCTCGCGACTGTGCTCTTTACAGAGTTGAACGCTGAAGAAACGGCGGACTTGATTCCGTTTACTACGTTTGAAACTGTAGACTTCGCGGAGTTTATCGCGTTTGATATGCCGGATTTGATTCCGTTCCATATGCTCAGGACTTTAGCCTTTACAGCATTAAACACGTTTGAAGTCGTGTTTTTGATTGCGTTCCATACGTTTGATACGGTATTTTTGACCGCGTTCACGGCAGCCGTTACGGCTGACTTGATAGCGTTCCATACGCTGGAGATTACAGACTTGATAGCGTTCAAGGCTGTTGTTACCGCAGATTTTATCGCGTTCCATGCCGCTGTTATTGCGGATTTTATTGCGTTCAAAATCGGTCTTATAAAGTTGACTATTGCGTTCCATACGGTTGTAAATACGGTTTTAATCGTATTCATAACATTTGTTATGGTATTTTTAACCGCGTTTATAGCCGTAGAAACTGCGGATTTTATCGCGTTCCATGCTGCAAGAACGTACTCTTTGCAGTTTTCCCAGATGAACCGGAAGGGAAGCGTTATGATCTGAACGGCTGCGCTTATAATGCTCTTAATTGCTAAGATACCGAACTGAACCACATTTTTAATTGTTTCCCATGTGGAAGAAAGGAAAGAAGTTATTCCGTTCCATATCCCCATGAAAAAGTTTTTGATTCCGTTCCATGCGCCTGTGAAAAACGTCGCGATCCCGTTCCATGCGTTTGAGGCGGTCGTTTTGATTCCCGTCCATATGTTAGAGAAAAACGTCGCTATTCCGTTCCATGTATCAACAAAAAACGTCTTTATTGCGCCCCATGCTTCGTCCCAGCTTGTACCGAACCAACCGAGAACTGCGTCAGCGAGCCCTTTCAACGTCTCGCCCCAGTTTCGGAAAGTCGCAGTCAGGAAGTCCCAAACGCCGCCGAAAATTTCCTTAACGCCCTCCCAGACTCTTTCCCAGTCTCCTGTAAAGATTCCAGCGAAAACGTCGAAAATTCCGACTATAACGTCAAGAACGAGCCCAAGCGCGTTGCTGATCTGCTGAAAAGTTCCCGTAAATATCGGGCCGAGGAACGAACAGAAGCCGTCCCAAATTGCCTTGACAACTTCGCCGAAGTTTTCAAAGTCGAAGCCCAGCTCATTGAGTTTATCGGTTATCGTTTGACCGAACTCCGTAAACATTTCTTTGATACCGTTCCATATTGCCGTTATCTTGTTTCGGAACTCCTCGTTATTCTTCCAGAGGTTCACAAAAGCCGCAGCAAGAAGAGCCACGACTGCGATCACGGCGACAACGGGAAGAGATAAGCCTGCAAAAGCTGCATAAAGGCTTTTAGCTACACCGACAAGTTTTGTCATTGCGCTTGAAACTTTTCCAATAATAGCAGCCCATTTCATGTGCGCGATAAGCGCTCCGATTGCGCTCAGTGCTATACCGATTTCGGGTAGATGTTTAATAAGCCAGTCAACGGCGGGGCCTACGTTTGCATTGAGATAGTCTACGAACTTTTTCAGCGCAGGCGTTAGCTTTTCGACGAGCGGCTGCAAAACTTCTGCTTTTAAAGTTCTGCCAAGCTGTGAAAGTGAACTTTCAAGCGTTCCGTATGCCGCTTCGTCCATTTTCGACATTGCGTCGTTTGTGCCTTTTATAGCGCCCTCGGTCGTCATAAGAGAAGCCACGGCCTCAGAGCCGAGATCTTCCCACATAGTACCGAAGAGACCGACCCCCGTCTGATACTGGAGTGTCGCGTCGTCGCAGTTCATAACTGCTTCCATGACGGTGTTTATTGCTTTTTGAGCTTCCGGGCCGCCTTTGTTGAATTGCTTCATAACCTTGTCAACGTCTACGCCGAGTTCTTCGAGATAGTCGTTTGCGGTTCCGTCGCTCATTCTGATATTAAATTCTTTTACAGCGTCGCCCAGCTTGTCAACGCTCCACGTGCCCGTCTCCGTACCATTTGCCAGCATATTGAACATATCGTCCGCGCTATACCCGGCGTTTTTAAACTGTACCGAGTACTCGTTTATGGTGTCGAGAAGGTCGTCGTTTTGATTGAGTCCATTCTGTGCGCCCTGTACTAAGAGGTTAAAGGCTTGATCTGATGTTATGCCGAACTGATCCATAAGAGAGTTTACAGCTCGCATACTTTCCGTAACGTCGAAGCCGAAAACGTCCTCTAACGCGATCGCGTTCTTTGTGACTTTTGCAAGCGAGGCGTTGTCAAGGTCGTCCGTCATTTGAATGACTGTAGAGAGTTTTTCCGAAACGTCGCCGAGGCTTTCGCCGTAATTCGAGTTGTAAACTTCGTACATTACGTCCTCGAAGCCTTCCATTTCTTTCGCGGAAGCTCCGGTTCTCGCCTCTAACTTTCCGAGAGCTGTGTCGCCTTCAAGGGCTAATTCTTTGAAGCCCTCTATTGCCTTGCTTATTGCTTCGCTTGCTAAGTTTGCAATAACATTTTTTAAAACGGTGTAGCCCTCGCTGGACTTTTCGGCTTTTTCGCCTGATTCTTCCATTTCGTCGCCGAGAGCGTCAACCGCTCTTTCTGCGTCTTTAAGGGTTCCACGGTTTTGATTCAATTCGGTTGACACGTCTTGTATTTTGTTTGCAAGTTCTCGCGCCGTGTCGCTGCTTTCGTCTCCGCTGACTACATAGCCAGCGTAAGCTCTTTTTAAATTTTTAAGTATATCCTCTTGCGCGTCCATTTCTGCCGCAAGCCGTGTCGCCGCGTCGGCTGAGTCAAGGGTTTCCTTAGACATTTGTTCCAATTTGCCGACTGCGGACTCTATAGCCTTTTGCAGCGAGGGGGAGAGCACGCCGGAGATCTCAATAGTAGACTGTAAAGTCTTACCTGAGGCCATAGGATTTTACCCCCTTTTCTTTATTCGTCGCATGGGCGGTCGATTCTTTTCCGCACGCTTACGCTCTTCGGCTAAGTCTTCGGCGGCCTCTGCATATTCGACGATAAAGTCAATCACTCGCTTTTTTTCGAGCTCTGAGGTGCTGGTGTGGTAGATTCGGGCATAGTCTCTATAGGCTCGTCGGAGTCGCTTTCCTGTTGTTCCGCTTCCGACTTGAGCATAAAATTTCTACCGATAGTCATTACCTCCACTGTGTCGCAGCCCTTGATTCTTTCAAGGTCTGAAAAATCGTAGTTTCTATTTACTGCGATAATAGCGGCATAGCCGAGATATAAATGGAGACCGAAGTCAAACTCTGCTGCCGGGGAAAGAGAAAAAGCTTTGCCCGCTGCCTCTTTTCTTTTCGATTCTGCTGTTGCAAAAAGCATACCGTCGATTTCGTTAGCGTCGTATGTTACCTCTGAGACTTCTTTACCGTCGATTTTAATAGGATTTTTCAATTTCAAAGTTTTCATTTTTTGCGCTCCTTTCTTTGTTGAAAAAAAGGGCCGCCCGTTTATTGACCGGGGGCCCTCTTTTTATTCATGCTTAAAGCAAGTTATTGATTTCCTTCATATAGTCTTTGCCGTTTACTCTGAGGATCTGGCTCAGTCTGTCTACGCAAAGAATTTCTTCACCCGCTGCATATACCTGAATACGTGTCACGTTGTAGGTGTTTTCCTGTTCGGAAGAGTTACCGACTTCAACGCCTGTTTCAGAAATAGCGCCGGGCATTGTACGAACAAAAGCCTTGCAGCCTTCCACTGCGGTGCTGCCGTCAGATTTGACGACGTTCTGAACCCAGCGGAACTCAAAGTTCTGCTTTTCGAGTCTGTTCATACGGCTGTAGCCTTTGTCAAGGCCCACCTTTGTGATCGCAAGCTCCATGTTTTCAAGGAGACCGATAAGGGGAACGGTCAAGTTACCCATTGCCTGAACGTCTGCTGTCACAAATTCAATACCGGGAAGAGTAAAAGCCGTGTCTTTTGCCACCAGTGTATTGTCCGCATATACGGAGTCAGCCACTACGGGGCCTTTAATATCGAGCCATGTTGCCATTGTTTAACCCTCCTTATTCAGCGCCGAAGAAGGCAGCGAAGCCCTCGTCGGTGTAGCAGATTCTTGCAAGACCGGACTTGAACGGGGGTGTAGGTGTAGCAGAGAAGTCCCACACGAAGTCGCCGTTCATCATGTCGCTGACGGGGTTCGCACTTTCTACAAATTCGACTGTAGGTGTACCGATCAGCGCGCCGATACCTGTCAGAGTGTCAAGCTCTGCCTTTTCAATATTCAGGATCGTGTCTTTGTCCTGAGGAGTCATGGGGCTGTCAATCTTTATGCCGTGTCTGAGCTGGAAGCCGTTAGTTACGTGCATAAGCATACGGATATTTACGTCAAAGATTGCGCGTCCGTCTGTACCGCCGTTATAACTGTACGCGGCAGTATGGGGGCCCCAGAGAACCCACTGACCGGCCCAGAAGCAAGCCGTTGTAATTCCCTTTTCGTTCAAAGTGTTTGCTGTTTCCTGATCGAAGCCTCTGTTTTTGGAGTCAGCGCCGAAGTACTGAGCTGTCGCCATGATCTCCTTGTTAGAGGGAGATTCATAGGGCACTGCGTCATGGCCGAGATCCACGCGGAGAGCTGTCGCCTGTCCTACAGTAGAGAGGTTGAAAACTCTGCCGCTGCCGTCTTTGATCTTAGGCCAATATACCGTGGAGCGCTCGCTGGTGTAGCCGTTTGCCGCCTTCCATTCGATAGCCTTTGCGATAGTGTCAATTTTGCCACCTTCTGCGTCTTCAAGGGGAATATCCGCATTTACGAAGCCGTCCCAGTGGCCGTTGAGTTTCTGCACGATTGAACACATAGCCCTGTAAACTTCGGGGATATGGCTCCAACCGGGAGCGGCGAGAAGGTTCAGGACTGCGTTATGGTACTGATAGATCAGTTTCATAGCGTAGAGACCGGAATAAATGCCGTCCTCTGTTGTCTGGCCGATAATGTCGGCAGCTTCAACGGCGGAAGCGTCAACCGTATAATAAGAGCAGCTGAGGCTCGCGGTTGTATCATCTTTGAGAAGTCTTACAACGACGGAACCCTTTGCAAAGTTGTACTCAATGGAATAGTCAACGCCTTCCACTTTGTCCGCGATCGCGAAAGTGTCAAGGATAATATCGGAGCTTTCAAACTCTGCGCGTTTGTTTGTAAAGCTCAGTTCTTTTGTTGTCTGTTCTGCGGCTCTGTGAGTGTCGGGATCCAGTACGTTTACAACGTAAATGGGGCCCACATTGCTGACGGTATTGTCAAAGTGCTGAGCGAAGGCTTCGCAAAGTGTGAAAGAGTCCCAGTCTTCGGAATAGCCGAGCTTGCTCTGTGTGTCGCTCATGTTTGCGACCTTGATAGGCATATTGACGAGATCCTTTTCAGCATAGCCGCGGATCAGGTTAATGGGAGCGGTGCCGATATAAGCGGCTACGATGTCTGCCTGTGTCGCGTCTGTCACTCTGCTGTTAGAGATTTCGCCATATGCGCCATGCTTGTATGCCATGGTTTGTCCTCCTTTGTTTTATAAAAGATCTTTGTATATTTCCGGGGTTCTTGATACCACGCCGCACTCCAGCGTGAACGTGATCCACGAGTGCCAGTATGGATAATAGTCCCAGATATTGCCGTCCTCAGTAAAGAGCCCGTATTTTATGCTGTTCTCTTTCATGAGCCTGTGGCCGGCTATATATTCCGCGTTCGTTATTTCACGGAGAACGAGATCCGCAAAGTTGAACGAGTCGCGCCAGCCGTCCATGTTACGGCTGTATGTTTGATTTGCGCCGTCCTTCCCTTGGTAGTACGTAAAGCCGCCCGTTTTTGTAGCGTCTGTACGCGGGTGGAGATATTCGTCTCCGTGTGTGCCGGGATTCCAGCACGCCAAGCAAAGACGGAGGTTGAGCTGCCTCTTTCGGTTTTGAAGGTCGTCGTCTCCCTCCATGAGCTGCACGCATACCGAGGGAATGGGAGCGGGAACGGAAGGCGGGATCCTATCCTTTCCCGGAACGTAAAGAGGGAACGCCACCGGGCTTACGAACTTCACGCCGTAGTCGTTGTCGTTTCGGTCGTCGTCCGGAAGTTTGAGCGTTATCTGGCCGCAGACGTTATCTTTCAGCCATTCCACAACGCTGTCAATGCTTTGTAAAAGTGTCACGGATTCACCCTCCTCAACTCATTCTGTTTTGGCTCAGTGCCACTTCGACAAGGCCCATATTCTTTCCGGAATTTGTGATTAAAAGCTCGCGGCCGTCGTAGTTTATCATACGACCGGGTTCGAGATCTTCCGGGAAGTCTGTCTCTTTCCCAAAAAGCAGAATGTCGGCTTCTACAAGTCCGAGGATCTGCCCCTTTTTGAGCGTTTGCAGCTGGTCGTTATCTACCACGACGGGGATCTGCACTCCCTCCACGCGGTGAAGTTCGGCGAACTCGTCAAGGTTCAAGAATACGGCGTCAATGTCTTTCAGGATCCGGTCTTTAAAGCTCATAGCTTAGTCCTCACTCAAAAGGCCGCTGAGGGCTTTGTCGTCGTCGACCTCGTTGTCTGTCGTCGTTTTGCCCTCAACGTCTTCGATCATAGCAACGAGCTTTTTCCTGCTTTTGACCTCGTGAGCGTTTTCGATTCCCTTAGCAGCGGCAACCTCGCGAAGTTCGGGCATTTTCATGCCGTCATACTTTGACGCTTTCACGGGCTCGTCAACCTTTTCAGCCACGCCCAGCGCTATGAGTTCCGCCTCGCGTTTCTCAGAGAGGGAAAAGGGAGCGGAGCCCTTT